TGCCACGCAGCGACTGCCTCGGCGCTGGCAAACTGCTTGTCCATCAGGTCCAGCTGGAACTGGTTATCCAGCTTCTTCTCGCGCAGTCGCATCCAGGTCGTCGCGAGGCTGCCGACCATGCCGAACAAGCCGCCAGACCCAGCGTTAAAAAGCAGTTCCGTGAACCAACTCATCAAAAAAGGCGCTGGCGTTAAACGGGAACGCTCGGCCAATTAACATCGAACGGGAATCCGGCCTGATCCGGTACGTCGCGCAGCGCTTGACGATAAGCCGCCCACTTCGCTTTGGCCACGTTGTCGAGCGGAGTGTCGTCGACCTGCGTCCAGTCGCATTGCGTCAGCCGACTGTTGCGGTCATGCCTAACGTGCTCGATCTTGTCCTTGGTCTCCTTAGCGATCTCGGCGTCTGTCTTGTAGCGGTAGACGCGAGTTTCTACTACCTTGTCGGCCAGCACTTGGACGATGGTCTTGTCGAGCACTTCTCCACCGTTGTCGATGGTCTCATAAGGCAACCAGCCTAGCGCGCGCAATCCTTTGTCGTCCATGTAACACAGTCCAGACACGTTCCGCCAGCCGTTAGGCACTGAGCGTGGACCGTCAATGACTTGTCCGTTTTCGGTGTGTGCGTATTTCATAATTCAACGACGGCTTTGCGCAGTTCCTCCATAGGATGGCCCCATTGACCAAAGACGCTCTGACGGAACAGCATCATCGAGTCGTAGTAAGGCGTTTTCGGTCCCGGCAAAGCGTAGAGGTAATAGGCCATGACTGGGATGACGACCCAGGTCTTGACCCCCATTGCGGCAGACAAATGCGAGACCGACGTGCAAGAGCTGATGACGAGATCGCAGGACGCAACGGCGCGCTGGGTGTCCGTCCAGCTATCAAGCGGGACAGTCTCGACCCAGTCAGGCTTGGCGTCGAGATCGGCGTCGCGTTGCAGCGAGATGAACCGCACGCCGTCGCGCTTCACCGCGTCGAAGAACGGCGCAGGCGGGAACAGCTTGTGATGCTCCCTCTCGAACTGCTTGTTACCAGACCAGCGCAGGCCAATCGTTAATCCTTTGTGGGAAACCTTGGGTCGCGGAACGTAAGGTGTGCCGACAATATCGCTTAACTCTAGCCCGAGCGGAACCGGCGCCGACATAGCCGGAAGCCAGTAGTCGTGATACACGCCAAACTCTGCGCCGTGCTGGACGACGGCAGACACGCCAGCAATGTCCTTGAGCAACGCGCACAGACTGCCGCTGGACGATAGCACCACCTTGCAGCCGCGTTCGACCAGATTGGCCGTGTACCGCGCTTGATGAATCTGATCGCCTAGACCGCCTTCTAGGCGCAGCAGCACCGTGCCGACTTGACCGTTCCAGAGCGGCTGCGGCGTGTTTGGCGGCGCGTCACCAATAATCTTGGCACGTCGGCCCAGTTGCTGGAGACGGTATCCGAGTTGAATGTTGCCCTTCATCAGCTCATACCATCCGCGATTATACGCGGCGCGAGAGTCGTCGGGTCGTTCGACGGCCAGCTTGTCAGCGATGCGCTGGCCTTCGGCAAAGTTGCCTGTAACCGAAGCGGACAGTTGGAGGTCGAGGTCGTCAATCTGCGGCAGCGTGGTCGGCTTGTCGCGCCAAAACTCAGGATGGCAAAACTGCGAGTAGTGGTAGCCGAGAACGTCCTTGGCCGACTGGTTGTGCTGCCGTGCTAGTTTCGGCTTGATGTCGTGCATACCAGCATAGCCGTGGATAAACTCGTCGTTTTCCTTTACGCTCGATCCGTCGATGTGGTCTAGATCGTAGTCAAACGGCGGTAGGTCAAGAAAGGCGTGGATGCGGTCTAACTCGCGCTTCGGGTTCGCCAGCAAGTCCTCATACTCCACGAACAAAAAGCACTCGGGAAACGCACGGTATCCGGCCTCAAGCGTTTGGTACGCGGCTTTCAAGTGCGTGAACAGTTCGCCCTTTTCGACGAACGCGGTAAGGTTGTCTGGCTTGGCTACGCGCACAAACGAGGCAGCGCAGTCAGGCACGCTGCGGACTGTTGCGATGATTTTAGGCTGACAACCGAGCACCTGAGCCATTGAGCGGATAATCACCGGAACGGGCCATCCGCGACTCTTGTCGATGACAACTGGCTTGGTGGTTTCCTGCGCGTGAAACGATGTCGCAACTACGCGCATCGCGTGCTCAAGCTTTTTGCGCTTTGGGTCGCTGTCGTTTAGCAGCGGCGCGTTCTGCCATGTATTAGCCAGCCCGTCCAGCGCGTGTACCAGTCCCGAGGTCGTCGAGACGTGGGTGTTCGGGTTTTGATTGAGGACGGCTGCGAGGACGGTCGATCCAGAACGCGGCAGGCCGGAAAGCAAGTGGAGCGATTGGGTTGGCAAATTATTCCTCGGTGATGGCTGCGGTGTGGGCGCCTCCCGCTGCGACGCTTAGCCACGTTGTTAACGCTCCGACTTGGACGGGAGATGAACGTCTGGTAAGGTCTCCTAGGCCGAGTTGGCCGTTGGTGTTGAGGCCAAAGGTCCACAGCGTTCCATCAGTCTTGATCGCTGCGTTGTGGTAGAATCCCGCTGCGACGCTTAGCCACGTTGTTAACGATCCAACTTGGACGGGAGATGAACGGTAGTTAACGTCTCCTAGGCCGAGTTGGCCGTTGGTGTTGAGGCCAAAGGTCCACAACGTGCCGTCGGTTTTGATTGCTGCGGTGTGGGCGTTTCCCGCTGAGACGCTTAGCCACGTTGTTAACGCTCCGACTTGGACGGGAGATGAACGGTTGGTAACGTCTCCTAAGCCGAGTTGGCCGAAGGCGTTGAAGCCAAAAGTCCACAGCGTGCCGTCGGTTTTGATCGCTGCGGTGTGGACGTTTCCCGCTGCGACGCTTAGCCACGTTGTTAACGATCCAACTTGGACGGGAGATGAACGGTAGTTAACGTCTCCTAGGCCGAGTTGGCCGAATTGGTTGCGGCCAAAGGTCCACAACGTGCCGTCGGTTTTGATTGCTGCGGTGTGGGCGTTTCCCGCTGAGACGCTTGACCATGTTGTCAACGCTCCAACTTGGACAGGAGATGAACGGTTGCTACGGTCTCCTAGGCCGAGTTGGCCGACGTTGTTGTTGCCAAAGGTCCACAGCGTTCCGTCGGTTTTGATCGCTGCGTTGTGGTTGGCTCCCGCTGCAACGCTTAGCCACGTTGTTAACGCTCCAACTTGGACGGGAGATGAACGGTTGGTAACGTCTCCTAGGCCGAGTTGGCCGCTGGTGTTGAGGCCAAAGGTCCACAGCGTTCCGTCGCTTTTGATCGCTGCGGTGTGGTTGGCTCCCGCTGCAACGCTTAGCCACGTTGTTAACGCTCCGACTTGGACGGGAGATGAACGTCTGGTAAGGTCTCCTAGGCCGAGTTGGCCGTTGGTGTTGAGGCCAAAGGTGTAGAGTTCATACTCGGGTTCACCAGCCGCACCACCCGCCCCCATCATCAGTCGTTGACTAGTCGGGTCCATGTTAGTTGACGTAGTCTACCAACGCAGCGCCGCGCCAAGTTGTGCCGGCATCATCGGTCACGAAAATGAAGATGTGAGTCTTGCCAGCCGTCAAGGTTGGTGCCGTGTCCGCAGGCCACTTGACCGCAGCAGGCCAAGTCACCGCGCCGGATGTGTGAGTAAGTTCCAATGTAAACGCGAATGCTCTGGTCGCTGGTGCGTTGCTGAAGGTAAAAGTCGAGTCTGCCGCAATCGTCTTCGTGAAGTAGTTTCCATTCGCACAGTCTACGTCTAGCGACGGAACGGCAACGACGTTCTGCGCGTAGTTGCCTGAGATGTCCAGGCGTGCGGCAGGCGCAGTCAGAGCAATGCCGATGCGATCGACTGAGGCGTCACCGAACAGAAGATGCGTCTGCGTATCGCCCTCGAAGCGGAAGTCCTTGTCGGCTCCTGCCTCGTTAAACGTAAACGTGCCGCCGTCAAAGCCAACATCGCCGGTCGCGGTTATACTAGTGAACGCGCCTGTGCTGGCAGTCGTTGCGCCGACCGAAGTCCCGTTGATCGATCCGCCCGTGATCGAAACATTGCTGCTGTCCTGCGAGGAGATCGTGCCGAGTGAAGGCTTTCCGGTCAGGTCAGCATAGGTGCCAGAAGTTGCGACGGTTGCTAGTCCGCTGACCTCACTCGCAGCGATGGCAATCGTGATGCTTGCCGCAGTCGTGAGGCGACCCTTCGCATCGACGTTGAACTGCCCGACCTGAGTCGCGCTGCCGTAAGTGCCAGCCGCAACTGTCGTGTCCGACAACGCGAAATAAAGCGTGCCGCTGGTGGTAATCGGTCCGCCAGTCACCGAGATATCAGCCGATCCTTGAGCCGTGACGCTGGTCACCGTGCCGCCTGCATCCAGCGCAGACAAGGTGCCGCCGACGTAGGACAAACCAGTACCGACCGTGACCGGCGAGAAACCGCCTGAGCCGTTGCCAGCTAGAATCGCCGTGCCACTCGTAGCCGGTGCGA